TTAATTCCTTGGCTATAGGCGTACTCCTGAAGGTTTACCTCTGTCATAACAACACCTAATGATTTTAAAGCTTCTGTTTCTCCCGTATAAACCCCTGTTAAAGCTGTCTTGGCTCTATCCACTGATACGTTTTTAAAGGATGCCACATCTGCTGCTAACTGCGTAAGGTTTTGTGAATACTCTAAGACTACATCACTCTCTAGGCCCATACCGCTGCCCATATCTCCAAACAGTGCTGCCATATCCATAGCGGATTGTTTGGCCATACCCATACTTTCTAAAGCTGTTTCAGACCATTGTTTAATAACTGCCGCATTCTCACCAAAAGTCTGCTCTGTTTTACTGACTGTTTCACCTAGATCTGAACCTAGTTTAAAAGCAGCAGCTCCTAAAGCAAGGATAGGAGTTGTCACTCTAAGCGTCAAATCGCTGCCTATTTTACTAAGCTTACTGCCCATGTTCCCTAAATTGTTAGACATGCTGGTAACTTGTCTTTCCGTCTGCCTAGCCTGATTCTCTGTATTTCTTAGGGTGTCATTGACGCCTTCCAGATCTCCTTCTGTCTCCCGTGAACCATCGGCTCTAATTCTGACCGCCAAGGTCCCTAAATCTAATGCCGCCGCCATCTATCTCCCTCCCTTCTTAAACCGTTCTCTAAGTTTTGCCTTATCCGGCTTTGTTGTGCTGTACCGCTTGCAGTTTTCTAGGTATTCTTGCCCTTCTTTAGTCTGCATCAGTTTATTGACATAGGCATGTTTGAACATCAAATAAAAGGTATCTAGGGGTAAATCCAGCACCTCGTGAAAGGTAAGGTTCGAGTACTCTATCACCATATGAATGGTTTTAATGATTTCAAAGCCCCCACTTTCTTCCTCTACTTTTGGGATTGTGGGGATTTGAAGTTTGGGTCTGCTAAAACTTCCTCTACAAACTCAGAGTACCGTTCTATTACCGCATATTTCATATCTAATGAAAGCTCTTCTATGTCCACTTGTATTTTCTCTAGGTTGTTGTTAAGAATGAGATCTGCCAATTCATTGACCGCTTCTACAAGGGTTTCGCCTTTGATATCTTTTAAATCAAGGAGCTTAATATAAACCCTTTCTGTTGGTTTTAAAAGTTTAAGCCGTTTCCCATCAGGCAGCATAATCACCTGGTACTTTGCTCTAAAGGTTCCTAAATCTAAAGGTTTTGCCACTTTGTTTCCTCCTTTAAAAATAACCCTGCAAGGCTGCAGGGCTTAATCTTCTTCTGGTACTTCCGGTATTTCTTCTGGTTCTTCACCAGGTATAAGCATTTCCTCATAAATAATCAAAGTACCTTGCTTATCGATAGGAAGGGCCTTAAACTCTGCATCCAGTACCGTTTCTTTATTCTTGGTAAAGGCCAGTTCAAACCCTGCTTCGTTGGTTCCATTAATGGTCAATCTCACATCTGGAATACCACCTTCTTTGTGGACAAAGCGTAAAACATAGGACCTATCGTCATAGTTACCCATACCTCCTATTTTAACGGTTCTTCTTGTAGCTGTTTCTGTAACCTTGGCTGTTGAACAAATCTTTTCAAGCGTTGTTGCCTTCCATGTTAAGATGCCACTCTTCATTGTGGCATCTTCATCCGTTAAGATTTTTTTTTGATAAGTGCCGCTGTCATCCTTAGCTGTGTAGTAAGTGGCCTTATAGTTTACAGATGCACCGCCGCTAATAGCACCTAACAGGTTATCAGGGGTTTCAATCTCTTCATCAGCTGGCAAGGTGCCTGTAAATGTCACGCAGTATATCTCTCCAGAGCCTAGCATGATATCGTCTCTTACTTCTTGTGATTGTTCTGGCATTCTATTTCCTCCTTTAATATTTCGATTTAATATAATAATAACGGGTGGTATGCACTACGCCCCGTTCATGATCTTCTATAAGCCCTTCACCGTTTTGATTGCATTCTAGTATCTTGTAATACTTACTGGTATCTCCTACGGTGATGAGCTGCTTATCTATCACTTTCATGATCTCAAAGCCTACCTCTGTGTCTGCTGTAATAGCTGTTGTTTTAAGCCTGTACTCTTTGATAATCCCATCACTACTGACCTGTCCCCATGTATAAACAATACAGTCTGACATATCATTAGTAGATAACAGATAAAACTTAGGAAATTTAGGAGTGGGCTTTAAAATGCTTTTTAAGGTTTCATTACTTTCTAAAATATCAAGTACATAACTTAGCATCTATCTTCCTCCTCTGAAAAACCTAGTTGCAACGCTTTCTACACCGCAATACCTTCTGAAAGTATTTAGTATTCTCTGCCGATTACTGTCTACTGCCTCCTGTAAAAATGGCTGAGGTTTATGCCCCTTGGTTGTGTGCCACTTGCCATCTGGTGTCCGGTACCTCCAAGGCACTTCCCTGCGCCCTCTACCATCTTTAGCATAAATGCCAGTGCCTTCATGAACATAGACGGCATACTCTTCATTAGACCCCACTACGCCTTCTCTTTCTTCAACATCTACTTTGTGCGTAATTCGTGCTTGAAGGATGCCGTCATCTACAGGAGCATTTCTTTTAGCGCTGTTTTCTACCAGCTGGCAAGACTCTTCTACAGCATCTATGACGGCACCATGTAGCGCATTAATAAAAGCTTGCAGGTTATCACTTGGATTATTACTCATTAGCTATCAGCTCCTTAAGATGCAGCTGCGTCTTACGGGTAACCTGATTAATCATCTTGATTTCATACTCCTTAAGATCATCCACTAGCTTATAGGTGCATCTCTCATCAAAGCCTTTGTAATCAGTCAGGCCAAAATGAGTTGATTCCTTGTAGCGTACATCTTCACTCTTTTCATGGGTATCTTTAAAGTTAATGCCTATTTGTATTGTAATGCCTAAGGGCTCCCAGTCCTGCTTTGTAGGTCTGTTATACTTATCATATCCTTGCACTAACTGATAGAGTTCATAAGGTTTCATCTGTCTTTTAATCACTAGAAGCACCTCCTAAACCTATTGAGCTTAGTGAGTATAACTTGAGGAATATCGTCCGTATAATGTTCGCTTACTCCGCTGTATGACTGACTCTCAAGACCTTCGTTTCCTTGCCTGTTGTAACTTAGTACAGCTAATTCAACAACGGCCCCTGAAAGATTCTTTTCTATAAATTCTTTGTTTTGTTTAGTATAGTTCATAGCAAACTCCTCGGCTTCATCAATAAGCCCCTGTAAGAATGGGTCACTCCCTTGAATACCTGGTTTACTTTTAAATCGTGTTAGCAAATAAATCCCTCCTTAAAAACAAAATAAGAAGCAGCTTTTACTGCTTCTTAGATTTTATGTTTTAATGCAAGTAAGGCAATGTCTTTATCATCATAGACTTTATTCCAGTTTGCTGGATCAGCAAGCTCCGCATTGCTTGGAGTAACGCCTTCTGGATCTCCTATCCATTTAACTCCGTAAGGGTGCATGGTAAGAGCTCTTCGGGTAAACACCTCATCATTTCCTTTAGAAGCAGCCCGTGCTGTCTCATATGTGGTAAGGTCTGCTGGTGTGCCGCTGTTACGCCCAATTGCTCCTGTACCAAAGAGATATGATGTAAAGATTCTATTTGTACCTGATCCAATCACTGGAAGGCCGTCATCAACTGTTAAAGCATACTCTAGATAATAAGGAATACGAATGTTTGTTCCAGCTACTTGAATAAACTCAATAAGCTGTTGCTTTTGAAGTTCAGTATAAACAGCTGAATGGATACCCATTCCTTTTATACGTCCTGCCGCATCCCCTAAAAGTTGTTTGGTATCTAATACCGCCCCACCTGAGATTTTTGCAGCTGCACCACTTCCCCCGGAGATATCATGAACATGAGTATCCACAAGAGCGCCTTTTACCGTTTCTTCACCTGCCTTAGTATTAAATAGCCCATTTAAAACGCTGATAAGAACTGCCTGTTCACGTCTTGACCAATAAGATGCTAACTTATCCATAAAGGATTTAAGTGGATCACTGCCAGCTACAACTTTGGCTAGTTCATTAACCGCCCAGCCACGGCCACGATAAAGCACTGCAGCAATATCGCTTTTTGATGTGATCTTAGCTGTTGAAAGCCCCTCGTCTCCATCATCTAAGACCTCATCCTCTCCGGATAAATCATTCCAGTAAGGCATGTTAACAAGTAAACCCCCTGCAGTAATATTTTTTGAAACCTTTTCATCTGATACAGCAATCCCACTTTGTACAAAAGCTGAGAGCTCTGAGGTGCGCTTATCCATATAGGCGTTATAAATCTCTGGTGTAATAGTATCTAAAATACGTGTAATTTCGTTTGGCATTAAATATCATCCTTTCTTATTGTTGGTTTTGTAATTTTTGGTTTTGAGCCCAATCTGTAAAGTTAAAATCTTTTTGTTCCATAGCACTCTTAAGGTCCAGCTGAGAAGAGCTACCACCTTGAGGGTTGTAAACATATTGCTTTTCGCCTGTCTTGATAAGGAAAGGTTTCTCCTTTGGCCATAAGTCTGTTTGTTCTTTGAGTCCTGTGAATTGGCCATTCTCATACTTGATCTTTTCGAGTTCTAGCTCTGCTTTTGCGGCTTTAGCACTGTGGACATTAAGTTTAATTAACTCCTTTTCAAGTTCTGAGTTAAACAGCTTTTCATCTGATTCAGTCTGTATCTTCTCAAGATCTTTCTTGTATTGTGCGAGTGCCACCTCCAGCTCTTCCTTAGTTTTTGCTCCTTTTGTTAAATCTTCAATCGTTGCACTAGCTGTAGTTAACTGGGCTTCAAGCTCTGTATTCTTTGTTTTAAGTGTCTCGGCCTCACCTTTAGCTTTATTAACATCCTTACCGTTTTCATCCATGATCTTATCTATGATGTCAGCTTCTAACCCTAATTCTTTTAACCATTCTCTTTTCATATTGTCCTCCTACGCTTTGATTACGGTGGTTGCCTCACCATGATTTTTTACAGCTGTTCTTTTACGCCTGCAGCTGAAAAAAGGCAGTAAAAAAAGCACTTTTATTAAGTGCTTAATTCGACATACTATTTTATTTTATTGTACTATAATTCATTTATCAGCTTGGCAGAGCTGAAATATAAATAGAAAGGGGGTGTTTCACAATGGGTATCAAACCTGGTCAATCCGCTCCAAAATCAGGGCAATATGAAGTAGTAGGTCCAAGAGGTGGTCATACTGGTAAAGAAATAACCTTACCAAAAGGGCACACAGCTCCACCTACTTCAAAACCTGGCCAATCCTATAACTTAGTTGACCCTACTAAGAATAAATCTGGCCAATAACTATTTTTCTCCAGTCATTAAGTTGACTGGAGAAATTTCCTCAAAAATATTAGGGTTATCTTTTAAGACCTGATATAAACCTTTGCCTAGTTTTACAACTTGTTCCTCATCAAGGTCTATCCCATGTAATTCATCCACAGCATGTATTACCTCATGTAGCAAGGTGACTCTTTGCTGATCTATACTGTACTTATTACATACCTTGATAACTCCATCATCATAAAAAACCCTGCCATATAACAATTTTGCCCCATCATCCAAGTTCTCAATACTTTCAACTCTGTAATCTTTGTATCCTACTTTAATCATCTGATCACCCTGTACTTTCTATAAATTTTAAATCTTTAACAGTAATATCTTGCTTGCTTTTATAACTTTTGCTTCTCGCTCTATGAGTATGAACAAAATATCCATCATCATCTTGCCCTAGCCCAACATTGTACTTTTTGCCCTCTTTTGTAATAGACTTTTGCAAATTAAGCTTTTGATGCTTATTGACTCTTTTAGCCATACTTCCTCCCTTAAATTCTAATCTTTCTTCTCCATAGGCAGAGGCATTTACTAAATATATTTATCTGAATCCACGCCTCTGCGTATTTTATTCCGTTTTCTTCATACTTCGTAATAAAATGATGCATTCTATGCCTCCTCACTTTAACACTCCGATATTGTGATAATATTTTTGCTTCTTAGATATATGATATACCCATCAACTGTTTTAAAACCAATAAATCTCTCAGAATCGCCTAGCTCTGCACTTATTTCCTCTATTTCAATTCCACATAAGATCTTTACTGTATTTGCTTGTTGAGCAACTTCATACTCTACGAGATATGTGTAGGATTTTTTATCTTTTTCACTGGTAATTACTTTATACCCATCTTTTTCTATGATTTCATCATCTGCAATAACTGCCACTACCTCATCATCCTTGGTAACTATTACCTGGTCAACCCCTTTACCGCATATATTCATAACTCACAACCTCCTCCATTTAATTGCGCGATAATGTCTATTTTAATATCCTCAAATGTTACTCCTGGTCTATTTATAGCATCCTTTGTATAATAGCCGTGAGTAAATAAAAGCTCTTCTTCTTTCCAAACTTCTATTTCTCCATCTTCTTGCATTGCATATTTAATTGCATTATCAAGGCTTACCGTAACTAATCCATTTCCTTTTTCTTCATATTGCCCTATCTGAACAACGAATATAAGCATTTTATATACCTCATTTCTTCCCATTAAAATAGCACCTACCCATTTTTCATAGTAAGTGCTATTTTAGTTATCTAATACCTTTTCGATATCTTCAATTTTCACATCTATTGTATCCCAATCTTTTGGTGAATTCCCTACATCAACTAAAAAATCCGTATCACTGAACTTTTCAACAACAGCAGCTCTTCTTCCATCTTTTAAAAGCACCGTATCATATTGCTTAATCTCCAGCATATTAAACCTCCTTTATATAAACACTTGTCATACTTACACCATTTGAATTATAAATCCACCCAACAACGACATTTGCTGGTTTTCCTTTTTCGCCATAAACTATAATCTTCTGCTCAAAGCGTTCACCAAACCCATTACTGCCTTTGGATGTTACTGGATAATGCTTTGCTCTGTTTTTGACCTCTTCGCTTAGTCTATTCCAATTATTAATATTATATCCTAATCGACTTTCAAATGCTCTTCCTTTTGCTAGTCCATCTGCATTACTTCCTCCAAACAAATACTGAGTAAACTTTTGTTCGGGTAATTTTACAGAACCAACATCCGGAAGTATCAAGGAAGGATTGTCAATTAATTGCTTTCGCCTTTTGTAATCTAACTGTTGGAATTTCCAGCCCTCACCATTAGTATACTTCAAGTCCTGGAACTTATCAAATGATTTAGGAGCTTCTTTACCTAGAACATCTTTATATTTTTGATACTGTTTGGTATCGCTGTTTTGGTTCTTAAGCTTCTTCATATGCAGCTCTACTTTTTCCTTACCGTACTTCTCTATGACATGCTTTTCATACCATTCATCATACGTCATATCTGCCGGCACTTTGTACTTTTCACCAGTGATTGGATCTTTGGCTAGACGTGTCTGTCCGTCCTTATCTCCTTCTATTACCGGAATGGCTGTGCATCTGCACCGAGCATGTATAGGTGGTATTTCATTGCTGTCTATAGGTATCTTCTTACCATCTTTAGGACCACACGTTTTACAGGTTCTCTCATCCAGAGTTACAAGTATTTCAAGCTGTGCGTATCCATTTTCTTTGTAACTTTGCCTTTGACCTTCATTGATGATATGCATCAACTCACTTCTTACAATCCTATCTGCGTCAGCAAAGCCTTTCCCAAAAGTAACCTGTATTTGTTCAACTAGCTTATCCTTACTGGTGCCATTGATAATACTGTCTTCAATGCCGCCTTTAAGGAGCCTTACAAGCTTATCTTTATTGGTCCATATCCGGTTGCTGAAATGTTCACCACTCCAATTAGCATTGACCAGCTGCTGCACCATCATTGGATTAACAGTCGTAAAACTAACAGCCTTACTGCCCATAGCTTTAATCGTCTGTTCAAATACCTCTTCAAATGCCTGGGTAAGTGATGGATTCATGAGCTGCACTTCCTGCATACCCAAATCAGCTAATTCCTTATTGAGTTCTTCTTGTAGGTCAATATACCGCTTATAGCTGTATAGATCTGTGGTGCTTATTTTCCCCTCTTCAAGAAGCTTATAATAGAGTTCTTCAACCTTTAGCTGTACTCTTTTACTGGCTCCTTTATAGAGCTTCTTAAGCTTCCTTTCCAGCTCTATTTGCGTAAGGTCAAACCGCCTTTGAGCTACTTCATTTAATCTGTTCCCCCAATACTCTGAGGATTTACTCATCCTCATCACCTTCTAGTATAGTGGTGTACTTGGCAACCATAGTCTCCTCCTCTTTGCATTGCTTTTCTTCCTGTTCAACATCATCTACCCAAGGATGGTTTTTTCTAATAGTTTTCTTACTAATAACCCCTTGACTGTCTTTAGCAATGGTTGCTGTTTCAACATCATTTTTTATTGATGAGCGTGTCCAGGTCTGAGTAATAGACTTCACGTTTTTATTAAGATATTTAGCAATCAATCTGACAAGCCTTGCAAAGCCTATTCTAAACTCTGTCTCTGCTAATCCTGCTTTAAGTTCCAGCAAACTATAAAGATATTTAAGTGCTTCGCCAGATGTATTCCCGAACTTCTCTGGATCCGGATCAACACCCTGCCCTTGTTCAAATATAGCTTTATGCGTGATCTGTAAAGCTTTTTCTCTTGCTTCTATAGGGATATTAATACATAAAGTAGTCATCCCACTTTTATCGTTTGGGCCTGTATTATTAAAATTTATAGCTTTATATTTTTTAAGGCCCTCTACAAACTCATCCAAATCTTGCCCACCATAATTAGTAAGCACAAAAATAACCTCTTGAATATCTTCGATGTCGTTTATAAGACCGCTAAAAACTTTATCGTAGACATCTATAAGAGGCTTAATGTTATCTAAGTCTGAGGTTTTCAAATTGTTATTATAGAAGGGTATAAAAGGTACTTCCCCGAACTCATGAGGCATAGTGTTTACTTGTGAGTTTTCTTTGGTATCTGTATCTAACACTGCAAACATATCAAAGAGCTGCAGACCCTCCTCAATACTGTTTTCACCTTTTTTCCTAAATGTGGTCACTTCTTTATCTGTCCAATACTCATAAATAGTATAGGCTTCTCCATCATCATCCAACGTGTCATATACTCTTATGACTGCTGCCAAACGTTTTTTAAGATTATTTGTATATATGGCAATGATCTGTTTTGCATCCACTACAGCATATTGAAAGGTATGATCTTTATCTACCCAGACATGTATCCAGGCTATCCCACAGTTAGAAGCATCAACACATAAATCTTTTGCTATCTTAGGATACTCATCCCCCAATATGTCTACAATATCGGCATTTAATCCCTTATCTTTTGTTTCAAAGCTTGGCGGATAAGTTAGCATATAAGCTGCCTTCTGATTTACTAAAAGTCCGTGCCAATTACGGGTAATTCGATTATCAGCATTACGTAAAGGGTTTTCTATCTCTGATTCTTCACCATTATTTTGGGGACTTTTGTTATTAAGTATATCGTTTTTGTTTCTGTAATAGCGTTCTGCTACCATAGCTTTGGCCACAAAAGTACTATGTTGTTGTGCTGCTTTTGCTATAACTTTTTTCATAGCCGCTAACTCCATTTATTTAACTCCTCTCGGTTTAAGTATAGTGCCTCCACTTCTTGCAGTCATTTCCTCTGCTACACCAGTCGTACAGTCTGGGGCATCATCATGAGCATTCTTGCCCTCTCTTTGATACTTGGTCATGGCCTTGTAGTATTCCGGCCATTTATCACGCCAGTTAACAGGGTAGTAAATGTGATCCATAACCCATGTGCTATTAGAAAGTATTCTGGCTAGCTTATTCTTACTTTGATGAAACCACTTTATTTTAGTTTTATTACTGCCATATTTAGTTTTAAGGATTCTTTCTACTGCTCTAGCAAAGCCTCTACCACCATTGTTACTTTCAATGGTGGCTACATTAACACCATTTTCATAGAGTCTTCTGGCCATCTCCTCCTCCGTAATCTCCATAGGCTCTTTAGTATAATATACATCCAAAGCATAAGCTTCCTTGTCATACTCACCATAAATAATATTGCTGAGATAATCTGCCCCTTCATCAGCGGTATCACAATAAGACGCAATCCTTGTGAATAATACACGCCCTCTATCATCCATAGGTAATTTTTCATAGGTTTTAAACTTGGTATAGAGACAGCCCTTAAGATCAATAGGTTCCTGCTGATAGTTGGCGCTGGCAATGTCTTCACCCATGGCAGCGACTTTCATTTTATAGGATTTCTTAGAAAGGACTTCATCACATAACATTGAGCCATCATCTTGAACGGCCTTCATAGTAATATGCCTTACTTTAATTCCCTGTTCATGAAAGTGTTCTAGGGCTCTGCCTGCTAAATCCTTGCTGGCCCATCTAGTCATAATGATGATAATCTTACCACCTTCCTCAAGACGGGACAGCATGGTATTCGTGAACCAATCCCAGTGGCCATCTAATACATTCTCGTTATAGGCTTCTTTGGCGTTTTTGATTAAGTCATCTATTATCATGATTGATGCACCAAACCCCGTTGAGGTACCGCCTGGTGAAGTAGCCAAGTAGTTATTGTATCCACCTTCTAATGACCATAGGCTCATGGATCCATCACCGCGCTTAACTCTTACATCTGGGAATACATCTGAGTAAACAGGTTTGAGTAAATCCGCTTTCTCTTCTTGGATAGAGTTACGGACCGACTTAGCAAACGTGGTTGACAGTGTATCATTGTAAGAGCCTGTCATAACCTTTTCCTCCTGGTTCTTGCCAAATATCCACTCTACTAACAGAGAGGCTGTACGGCTCTTACCATGCCTAGGAGGCAAGTTGACAATAAGAACGTCTTCATCTGACTCATAGAAGTCCTGTAGATCATTGCAGAGCTCTATCAAATACTTTCTAGCATCTTTGTAAAACTTGGGAGCCCTTAATTGACAAAAATAAAAGAACCTGCGTTTAGCAAGTTCTATTTTGGCGCCTAATGCTGCTATTTTGTTATCTATGTTTTGCACATGTAACTGCCTCCTTCATACGTCAATAACCACCAATAACAAAACATTATCTGTGGTGGTACTAATTTCTTAAAGCCTTGATAACACTAAGTTCGTGATTTTAGAAATATTTCAAGTCTATAATAATTTAGTATTACTGCGCTTTTTATTACATTTTTGCAAGTTTGAGAAGCTGCTCTTCTGTTAGGTTTTCATAAGGATTATTAACGTTTAGGCCACCTTTGATTTCTAACTTATCATTGAACATTCCTAAATGACGGGCGACATTTTCAAGAGCCTTATCTTGATCTCGAAATTTAATTTCAATCCCAGCGGTTGTTTGTTTTACTCCTGCGTAAAGAATCTTTGCTTTAGAGCTAAGAAGCCGGGTATCCTCCACATGGGTTTCAGCATGACCTTCCCCTCTACAATATGGACATTTAGGATGAGGTTTTAACAATCTATCAAATCCATAACCTCCTGAGTCAGAAGGTATGACTAATTCTTTATCTTGATATTCAGCTTCACGAACAGCTATATCTATAGCCGTTTGATATTCTTCGTCGTCTCGCCATTGATATTTGTGATCTATACCGAAACAGTGTCTACAACAAACACGGCGTACGTGCATAATCTCATTGGGGTCAGCATTAGCAATATCCCACCAGCGTTGTAATACCATATCCTGCGTAATCTCAGTGCGCTTCTCTCTATCCTTCATACGCTGCTCTAAATAATTTTGAACCTTAACATTTCTTAACATTCTTGCACTTGCTGCAGCTGCTACTTCATCACTCTTTACTGTCTTATAAACTGCTTTATAAGCTCTGGTGGCATTGAGATCAATTAGATACTCATCCACGAAAACTTTCTGCTTATCTGTAATCTTGGCCACAATACCACCTCACTTTCTTGAAATAAAAAAAGAGCCTTATTTAGGCTCACTAAGTATCTTAAATAATTTACTATAATAAAAATCTGAACATATCATATTTATTAATTCCTCGCTCATATCTTCTTTCTCAAATACTTCTTTTAAATCATCACTATTGAATACCTTATAAATAATTTCGTTATGACTAGACAACTCTAATAATTTATTAATAAAATATTGTCCACTTTCGTTCTGTTCCTCTGGGCTACGTTTTAAATTGCTACTTCCCAAGTTAAATTTTTTATATGTATCTTTAAGTAGATTAATCAATCGTTTCACTTTGTCTTTATTGTAATCACTATTATTTACCCCTATAGTGATACAACTGGAAATAAGTTCACAGCTATTTCTAACTTTTAGTTTTCTTTGCTTATCAACAATTTTATCATAGTCTTCATCTAGAACTTTTTTCCCAACTCCTTGAAGCATTATTTGCATCTGTTCCATTATATCTTTCATTTTATTCATCATGCTTTCCAACTGCTCTATTTCTTGTTGTTGCTTCAAGTTCTTAAGATGGTTTTTAAACATATCTGCCCATTGCTTACTTAAAAAATCTTTTATATTTGTAGATGTATTAAATTCAGTAATTGAAATAGTTGATATCCCTTTAATCTCTTTTATAAACCTAAATACATTTATACTCTTAGCTACTTTAAAAAATATCTCTATTTCTTTCTCTTCAATTCTTTTAGCATTTACTTCATATACCCCATACTCAGAATTCACGCTGCTCTCAATAAATGTAAATATAGGAACCCCTGCTTCAACAGCTGTCTTGAATTCTTTTCTTGTAACAGAAATATACTTGTCGAACTCAATATGGTCGTCCTGTTTGGATGCTGAACTTCCGTAATTCCCACCAATTATTAATATAACCATATCCGAACTTTTCATCGCTTCATAGCATGATTCATCTAGGTGTTTACCCGGAGTATAACCTATATCCCCTTCTTCAAACATAACAGGGTCAAAATCGTGTGCTTTTATAAAATTAGATAAATCTTCTCTTATATATTTCAAATCATAAAATGTAGAACTAACAAATATGCGTGGTTTCATAAATATATCACCTTTTATATTTTTTCTTAAATGATACACTTTTTCATCATCCTTTTCAATATTTTTAAAAAATTAAGTCATTCAATATCAATGACAATTTTATAATAATCAAATAATAAATCCTTATGTTCGGTAGCTCATGATATACGTATTTCTTTGCAATAAAAAAGGCACCCACCACTCATATGGTAAAGGCCTCTCTCAATTATTTATAATATTTCACATCTTAATTGTACCATATGATGTAAATAGCACTTTTTGTGCAGCTTTTGTGCAACTTTGTCAAGCCTCTAATCTAAGTCCTTCTATACCGAAAAATAATACTGATAACTCATCAATGGCCTTTCTGTGATATCTGCTTACCGTTGTCCTGTCACAATCCAATTTTTCTGCTATACATTCAAAAGTGATATTATCAGATATGTATACCATATCTATAACTTTATACCTATTGAGCTTATTAATATCTTTTCTCTTTATAGCGTCCTCTTTATAAACATTTAAAAACCTATCAATAAGATTGACTATTATCTGAGTTCTTGCCTTTGTTCTCTTAGCTGATTTAATATAATCCTCACCATAATCATTCAAAGTTAATTCCCATGCCTCCAGTGTGTTATCAACGTCATCTAAGCTACTCTCACACTCTATGCAGTGCTTTTTGAACTCTTTATAATTTCTAAGTAGAAGTGTTGTATTATGATATCTTTTATCATATTTAATTTGTTTTGCCTTATCCATAGGCACCTCCTGTATTCTATTGATAATAATTATCAACTCATGTATATTGATTTTTCATTTCAAAACCGCTTCAATTGCTTGACCATCAGTACTTCAAGGCTATTTTCATTTCTTTTTTTATGTATATTTGTATCTATTTTATACTTTATATATAGAAAAAAATAAATATATATAAAGGTTTGAAAAAATGGGCTTCAATATACATTCATACATGACTAAAAATACACTCTAATTCTTGATAGTCATGGCCTGTGTATCTATTTTGTGTAATAGCCATAACTCACACGTTTTTTCTGGAGGAGCCATATACTCTCCGCATTCTTCCTGTCGCTGTTCTGGATGCTCACATTGATCATAACTTTTAAGCCAGTACTCACAATTTTTACAATTTTTAGCTTTATCCAACCATCACACCCTTTCAATGTCAAATTTGTCTACTGAATATTTTTAATATATAATGTACTTATGTGAAAAGAGGTGATTAAAATTATGGTAATGGTTTCGTTGAATTATTTTAGATTGTTTTTAATTGGCATTGTAATTGTTGCAGTTTGCGTAATAATTTACTTCGCTCATAAATAACCCCTTCACTTTCACATAAATAGTCAATTTTATTAAGCCTTCTTCACCCGTTGGAATTTAATATAAAACCTTGATAATTCTTGAAATTTTCTTATAATTAAAGATGTGTCGTTATTCCATCATTTGGATGTTAAAAAGGAGGATTTATGATTTATATTGATTATATTCTAAAAGCGATATCATGTTTGCTTATAATGATAGTAATTACAAAAGTTTTCATGATCGCAGCAAGCTCTCTAGGTAAACAGTTAGGAATTGGAAAACTTATTGCACACTTACTGCAAAAAGTAAGAAGAAAATAAATCCTCTTCTCTTGACCTTTCCAAAATCGAATTTTATTCGTATTTATTTATTAAATACTTCATCCTATCCATCATTTGTTGTTTTATATCCATTTTTAAATCTGCATATAATTCTGCTACTTCTTCTACTGAGTCGCAGTAATTAAACCAT